TATAAGTTCGCGCGTTTTTTTGCATAAAATTGGATTTTATTTTGCATAGCGAAGAATGGTTTATGCAAAATGAATCACAAATCAAACTGAAATAAAAACGCCCTTTAAATCATCATTAAAGGGCGCTTAAATTTTAAGTGTTAAAACTTATAAACCATATTATCTTCATACTTGCCGGAATAACTTGCTGAAGCCTTAACAACAACGCGTTCTGAGTTGTAAAAAGCCTCCCAATTATCAACTTTATCCTCTACCATGTATTCAATAAAGCGAACAAACTCGCTCTTTGTTGAACTAAAGAATACATAAGGAGGACGCGTAAGGTTGATTAGTCGGAGGAAGTCGATTAAATCAAAGTACGTCGCCTGTTTATAGCTTTCCTGGCGGGTGCATAAATATGGTGGGTCTAGAACAAATAAGGCTTTAGGGTCGCCGCTAAATTTAGGCAAAAGCGTGTGGAATGACTCGCGCGTAATCTCAAGCCCGTCTAAATATCCATCCGCTTTCGGATAATCAGACTGTCTAACACAATGCCAAAAATCGTTCTGAAATAAGTCGTCCAACGTTGCCACTTGTTGGCCGCTAAACAGAAGCCAGCTCGCTAGACAATTCAGGTCAATATAACCTTTGAAATTCTGAATGATTTTGATGCATTCTGCTTTACAATCCTTCGTCAATCTTTTGTTTTTTTGCGTAGAGTTGCCAACTATCGCGTAAAGCTGTGCGCGAAGCGCATTAATGTCATCAATATGCGTCAATCGCTCAGCGTATCCATCAAAGTCATTATAGATTACGCGTGCTTTAGGCTTGAGTCGTTTAGCAACGTGGCTTAATAAACCGCTCCCACCGAATGTATCAATGATAGTCCAGCCCTCGCCATCATTCTTAATGCTGGCGTTTAATACTTCCTCGAAGTGTTTTAAAAACATTCGCTTTTGCCCAACAAACGGTAGTGGTGCTTGTTTAAACATAGTACACTCCGTTTGTTTGTTTGTTTGTTTGTTTG